CGGGTCCTGTGACTGCAACATCAACATGGGCCCACTGGCAACCAAGTACCTGCTAAATTTTGCGTTCATTGGCGTGCTCAAAACCGCCATCGCTGAAGGCAAACTATACACACCAAAGGACTAAGATGACAGACAACGAGCGCGCAGTATACGAAGCCAACCTTAAAAAGCTACCGCCGGAGAAGGCGGCACAGTGGACCGAAGAGGTCAGGGAGGCGTGGTTACGTGTGCGACGGGCGAGAAAGGTGTGGCGCGCAACGCGCACACCCCCCACTCGTTGTCTAGGGTCAGTCAAAGAGGACGGGCGCCTCACACCCTTGTTTATTCCAAATTTGGAATACGTGCGCTACGAAGAGGCGTGGATTGACTACACACAAAACCACCAACCAAAATATATTTTTGAAGAGCGCGCGCGTGCGGGCGAGGACGACGACGGATACGACTGGAGCAAAGCATGAAGGCCATACTTGAGTTCGAGTACCCTGATGACGAGGACAAACTGCGACACGCCCTACACGGGCAAGACGCAATCTTTGCTCTATTGGACATATCAGAACAACTGCGCTTGCACTACAAGTACGAGGCAGACGGAAACGAAATATTGGCCAACATAAACGAGTTGGTCATCGAGGCTTTAAAACTGTGTCAGGAACACCCGTGAAAAAAATAATCTACGCAATCTATTTATTTGGCGCCATACTGGCGTCGGTGGTCGGGTATTTTTTAGACCCCATCACAGCACTGGCCATCGTGCTAGTCATGCCTATGGTGGTGATCACCATACTGGAAATGCAGGGTGTCGTGCAGTTTGGGTACAGGGGCATAGAAGAAGACAACAGCATTATGAGCAAGGTTATACAGCAGGACATGACGGCCGAGGAGGCCGCAGAGAAGTACGGGCAGGCCATCGTCAACGAGATGGACGAGCAGATTAAAGAAACGGAAATGAGCCTAATGGAAATGAAGCAGGCACGACAAACGGCGTACGACACACTCAGAGGTGTTAAAAAATGATAAACTATTCACCAAACACAAAGGCGCAAACACATGAACAAACCAACAGCACTGGCGGTTCAATTCGAGAACATCCCGATCAGCCTCAAGAAAATCTCCCGTTGGGTTCTTTGGAGGTTGGTCGAGGTTGGCGAAGGGTCGAGCAAGCGGTGGTCAAAGTTACCACTGCAGTCAAATGGGTCGTCAGCAAGTTCAACAAACCCAACAACGTGGTGTGATTTTCTTCATGCGCAAGAAGCTTATCAAACTGGCCGCTTCGATGGTGTTGGTTTTGTCTTTGATGGTAGCGACGGCATCATGGGCATTGACTTGGACGACTGCGTGGATGCCGTTCAGGGTCCAACGTCTCTTACGCCTGAAGCGCAAGCCATTAAAGACGCGGTCCTAGGCTACGCAGAGGTCAGCCCCTCAGGCACCGGCATCAAAATATTCACACGGGCGCAGTTGAATGCCGCGCACGTGGACCACGAGAAGGGTTTAGAGATATACCCGAAGGGCCGTTACTTTACAGTGACAGGCCACACACTTGGTGGCAACATACCAGACCAAGAACAAGACCTACAACACATCGTGCCCGCACGCAGAAGCTACAGGTCCGGTGATTCGTTTGCGGACTACAGCCCACCACTGGACGGGTGGGACTTGGCCCGCGTAGAGACCGACCTGCTGACACTGCTAGACCCCGACTGTGGCTACACAGAATGGTTGGCCGTGGGCATGGCCCTGCACCACCAGTTTGGTGGCGACTACGAGGCACTGGAGTTGTGGGACCGGTGGTCTGATAACGACGGGGCCTGCGGGTCCTACGCGGCGGGACAGTGTGCGGCCAAGTGGGACAGCTTTGGTGGCACAGGCGGCACCACACTGCGTTCACTGGTGTTCAAGGTCAACAAGACCAAAGAGGCCGCGGTGGTGGCTAACGGGGATAAGGTGCTCACAGGAGGGCCACTCAACCACGCCAAAGAATTTTTGGGCAGTCAGTTCACGTGCGAGGAAGGCACGTCATTGACCACGTACGCGGGTGACATGTTTCAGTACAAGGGAACACACTACCAAGACATTGAAGAGGCCACAGTGCGCTCCATGCTGTACACGTTCTTGGACCGGTGCAAGAAGTACGACAAGAAGCAAAACCTGATGCCGTTCAACCCAACACCTGCGCACGTGTCTGCGATCCTAGACGCGGTGCACGCGGTGACCCACCTACCCAACACGGCCAACACCAAACCACCGGTGTGGCTTGAGGGGTACGGGAGCAACAGGCCAGACCCGAGCAAACTGGTGTCGCTTGAGAACGGCATTTTTCACACCGAGCAAAACATGTTGATTCCACACAGCTTGGGGTTCTTTACGCAGAACAGTTTGCCGTTTGCTTATGACCCTGACGCAACGTGCCCAACGTGGGAGCGGTTCCTGCAGGACATTTGGAACGACGACCCTGAGAGCATTACCTGCCTGCAGGAGATGTTCGGCTACATTCTGAGCGGTGATTCAACACAGCAGAAATTCTTTAACATCATTGGACCACGCCGGTCAGGCAAGGGAACGATTAACAAGGTGCTCGTTAGCCTCTTGGGGCAACACAACACAGTGGCGCCACAACTGGATGAGTTATGCGATACTTTTGGACTTCAACCATGGCTAGGAAAACTGCTAGCGAGTTTCACGGACGCACGAGCACCGGAGCGCAACAGGGGTGCTGTAGTGAGCCAGTTACTGCGGATTGTTGGCGGGGATACTGTGACTGTGAACAGAAAAAACAAGGAAGCTTGGAGTGGTTATTTGCCAACGCGCATTGTGATCTACTCTAACGAGGCCTTGCAGTTAACAGAAAACTCAAACGCGTTAACAGGGCGCATGATTGTGCTGAAGATGAGCAACAGTTTTTACGGCAAAGAGGACACGCTGTTGGCCGACAAGTTGGCCAAAGAGTTGCCTGCCATTTTTAACTGGGCTATCGCAGGACAGCAACGACGCATGTCGCGCGAGGGCCAGAGGTTCCAACAACCAACAACAGGGCGCGAGTTACTGGAGTTGATGGAGGAGCTAGGCAACCCTATCGGGTCATTCGTCACAGACGCACTGGACTACGACCTAAACGCACATTCGTTGAAGGACGACGTGTTCGTGTGTTGGCGCAAGTGGGCCACCGCAAAGAACATACCGCCCGGAAGTGACATGGCGTTCAAGCGCAGGTTTCTTGCGGCGACGCAGGACCACCGCGTGACGGCCGCAAGGGTTCGCGTCGAGGGTGAGTTGACCAACGTGTACCTTGGTTTGAAGCTGAAACCAAAAGCACAGAAGTACGTGGACAGTATCAGCAACTTTGAACGCGAGGAGATATTTTGAGCAACGCATATTTTCATGTTGACGTCGGGTTTTTTCCGGTGCCTGTAAAGCTATGCTTTACATCACAGGCGTTTTACAAAGTGCTAAAGGACCACGGCATAGCGGCACAGCCAGAGATGGCGCCACTGGAGTTGGGCATCGCGGAGACACACAGCTTTTCTACAAGCAAGGAAGCTATTGTCATCGTGGTGTTCAACCTGCTTGAGTGTGTTGACAACGCGGCCCTGTTGGCCAGCGTGGTGGCCCACGAGGCCACGCACGTGGTGGCGCGGGTGCTCGAACACATTGGTGAAGAAGTAGAGGACTTTGGTGAAGAGTCGCGGGCGTACCTAACCGAATGGTTGGTGCGTCAGATGTTCACGGCCTGTTTAGTGGAGGTTGGCAAAATTGCAAAACGAAAAGAAAATCGAACAAAGACTGGTAAAAAAGATAAAGGAGAAGGGGGGCCTGTGCCTGAAGTGGGTAAGCCCATCGACGACGGGGGTGCCGGACAGGCTAGTGTTCTACAAGGGCAAGGTGATCCCAGTGGAGTTGAAGGACCCAAAGGGAAAACTAAGCGCAAGACAGGAGTTCATGTTTCTGACACTCCTCAACCAAGGCGTGGTAACACACGTCTTAGCGAGCGAACAAGAAGTAGACGAGTTCGTTGACCAACTATGACCGACGACGAAGCCCACGAGGCCAAAAAGCGAATCCACGTTGCCAAAACAATGTTTAACGTTAAACGACGCGCCACTGCCGCAGGTATTCCATTTGAATTGGACCACAACTACCTGTGTGCAATCGCGCCGGAGTACTGCCCTATCTTCAAAACCAAAATACTTTGGGGGTTTGGGCAGTCAGGCACTGCGGGATCAAGTGGTCCAGACTCGCCAAGTCTGGACCGCATTATTCCAGAAAAAGGATACGTGAAAGGCAACGTGGCATGGTTAAGCAACAGAGCAAACACAATCAAGTCCAACGCAACACAAGACGAGTTGTACAAAGTTGCGGACTGGACGCACGAAAAAATTAAGGAGGTACACAATGGAGGTGCACGACCGCCCCCACTTGGCGACCCTGCAAATACCTACATCACTCGTCCAACGCGCCATCGCATTGTTAACGACGTTACAGCAAGGGAAAGAGCAGGCTATTGATGTTGACATTAAAAAATTTACACCCCTACCAACAACGGCTAGTTGGGGAGAGCAAAGTCAAACCCCACATGGGTCTGTTGATGGACATGGGACTGGGCAAGACAATTACGGCTCTGACAATACTCAGCCAACTTGAGGGCAAGACGCTGATCATTGGCCCAAAGGCCGTCGTTAAAAATGTTTGGAAACAGGAGGCAGAAAATTGGACGCACACAGAGAAGATGAAGTTTGCCCTCATTGTGGGAACACCACAAGAGCGCATGAAAGCGTTGCAGAGCGATTCGGACGTGTATTTGACCAACGTCGAAAACGTGGTTTGGATGTTCGAGCAAGCCTCATTGCCGCGTTGGCAGACATTAGTGATCGACGAGTCGAGCAGGTTCAAAAACCCGTCGTCAAAACGGTGGAAGACGTTGAAAGGGCATTTGAAGAATTTCGAGCACAGGTACATACTTACAGGAACACCGACCCCGAAGTCGTACCTAGACCTGTGGACCCAAGTCGGCATATTGGATTTGGGCCAACGACTAGGGAAATCGATGACTTCCTACAAGGAGAAGTTCTTCGAGCCAGACACCCGAGATCGTAGGACCGGCATGGTGTGGAGTTGGAAGCTAAGACCAAACGCAAAGGAGCAGATTGACGCCTTGATTGGGGACATTTGTGTGTCCCTGCGCAAGGAGGATTATCTGACCATGCCACAGCGTCAGGACATTGTGCACACCATTGAGTGGGAGAAGGCGGCCAAGCAGGCCTACAACACCATGCGCAAGGAGATGGTCGTCGAGGTGGAAGAGGAGACACTGACCGCGGCGTCTGCCGGTGTGCTTACGGGCAAACTGTTGCAAATGACCGCGGGGTCAATCTACTCAGAGACCAAAGACGTGGTGCACATCCACGACACCAAGCTGGAATACCTGACCGACATGTTGGACGACACACCCACCATTGTGTTCTACAACTTCAAACACAGCCTAAAACGGCTTCAGGGCGTTTTTCCTGACGCGGTGCTACTCAGCCCTGACGACGAGAAAACAATCGCACTGTGGCGCTCTGGTAAGGTTCCAGTGCTACTTTGCCACCCTAAAAGCGTGGGCATTGGCCTGAACCTGCAGTGCAACGTGGGTGACACGGCACAGATTGTTTGGTTTGACCTACCATGGTCCAGTGAAGACTACCTACAAGCCAACGCGCGCCTGTTCCGACAGGGGCAAGAAAAGCCTGTAATTATTCACCACCTGACTATGCAGAAAAGTATTGACAGTCAGGTCATGTTCGTGCTAGAAGGAAAGATCGACATGCAAAACGCGTTAATGAACGCGCTCAAATTTCAATGATCAAAGTAAACGCCACCATTCGCCGACTTTCAGACGAGGAGCCGGACCCCATCGAGCACGAGGATTCGTCCTCTGAGCCGTCCACGGGTGGCGCGGGGTGGGCGCCGTGGGGGCCAGACACCATCCAAGACGTGTACAACGTCGTGGCCGAGAAGCTGACCCCACAACAGAGGGAAATCATTGAGGCGCATTTGTCGGGGTACAACTACCACGATCTGGCGGTGACCCAAAAATACTGGCGCTACCATTTTGCGGCGGCGGTTGCTAAGATAAGAAAGGAGTTAAAATTGTGACTGGATATATAGTGGAGTATGTCAAGCAAGGGTGGCCTACAATAGACATTCAGGTTGACGCCAAGCACCCCATGTTCGAGAAAGATCAAGACGTGCTGTCGATATGGCACTTTGAGAGCGAAGACGAACGGGATTTCATATTGCGAGATTTACGCAAGTTTAGAGAACAGCAAACAAAAGGATTAGCATAATGGCAAATGAAGCAACAAATTTATTAGCATCTTTGGGCGTAAAACCAAAAGAGCAACGCATTCAGGAAATGGCCGGAGCGGTGACACGATTAGTGGTAAACGAGGCATTACGTGAGGCCAAGGCCCGTGCACAGGTGCGAGACGCAAATACTCAGGTGCAGAAGGTCGAAAAGCCCTCGCAAAATGGGTAATTCTATATAGGAAAGGCCTTTTTAGGCCTTGAATATAAGGTATACACCATGGCAACGAAATCCAAATACGAGTTTAAAACGGAGATGTGCGACCAACTGATAGAGTTGGGCAAGGTAGGCGCGTCCCAAAAAATGATGTTTGCAAGCGTCGGAATCAGTTCCGCGGCCGCGCAGACGTTTAAGAAAAACCACCCAGAGTTTGCTGAAGCACTGGACATGGCCATCACCCACTCACAGGCATTCTGGGAAACACAGTTGCTTGCTAACGTGGAGAACAAGGCCTTTAACAGCAGGGTGGCTGAGATAGCGTTGAGGGGTCAGTTTCCCTCAGACTACCGCGACGACAAAAGCAATAAGCTTGAAGTCAAGGCAGACGTCGTGTTGGATTTTTCCGGTGCGGTTACCGACCTGATTACGGCGCTCAAAAAAGCGGCGTAACATATCGTCGGTAGTTGTTAATAACTGCCGACATTTTGTAAGCCCCGAGAGGGGCTTTTTCACCTTTGCATAAAGGAGAGCATCATCGCTACACATGCACTACTCAGTGCCTCAGGGTCCAAACGTTGGATGTCATGTACACCAAGCGCGCGACTAGAGGCCGTACTCCCCGAACCTAAACGAAAGTCAGGCGCGTTTGATTTTAGCCAAGAGGGCACAACAGCCCACACCATGGCAGAGGCCAAGCTACGCCGGCATTTTGGACAGATAACGGCCAAGGAGTACAACGAGGCCATTGCAGAGGTCAAGGCAACGCCATACTATGACGAAGAGTTTGAGGCGTATGTAGACAACTACGTGCTCTACGTTCGTTCGCAAATTGGCGAGGGTGACACACCTTACTTTGAGCAACGTGTGGACTTCAGCGAGTGGGTGCCTGACGGCTTCGGCACCGCCGACGTGGTCATAATGAGCGAGAACAAGGTGCGGGTGATTGACCTGAAGTTTGGCAAGGGTGTGGCGGTGGACGCCGAGGACAACCCGCAACTGAAACTATATGGCCTTGGCGGTTGGTACAAGTATAGGGAAACCTATCCGAACATAACCCACGTTGAATACACCATTCACCAACCCCGCAAGGACAGCATCACCACCGAAACGGTGACTTTGGACGAGTTGAAAGACTGGGCCGAGCACGTGGTTAAACCCAAGGCCAAAAAGGCGTATGCAGGCCAAGGTGAATTTATGGCAGGGGACCACTGTCAATTTTGCAGGGCCAAGTCACAGTGCAAGGCGCGCGCAGACTTTAACAACACGGCCGCGGCGGCCGATTTTAAAGAGCCTGCGCTTCTGTCAGAGACTGAGTTGATAAAGGTACTCAAGGACGCGGCTAAGACACGCAAGTGGCTTTCTGACGTTGAAGATTACATGTTGACACAGGCAACAGACCACGGTAAAGTACCCACTGGTTATGAGTTGGGGCAGTCAAGCACCAACCGCAAAATAGACGCGCAAGAGGACGCGGCGAAAAAGTTGCAGAAAGCAGGGTTTGATGATATATTCACCACACCCAGTTTAAAATCTGTGGCACAATTGGAAAAGCAAGTGGGCAAGGGGCACCTCCAAGATATACTTGGTGACCTGATTGTCAAACCTGCAGGGGAACCAAAACTGGTGCCCTCGAAGTTGAAAGAAGAGTTTGGGTCTTGAGAGCCACCTATTTTAAAGTGCTCTCGAATTAGTAAACAAGGAGGCCAAGATGGCCAAGAACGAAAAAGTGGTTACCGGTAAAGTGCGTTTTTCTTATGCTAACGTGTTCAAGCCCGTTGCAAGCGAAGAGGGCAAAACCCCCAAGTATTCTGTGTCGGTGATTATCGACAAGAAGGACAAGGAG